CAAATACTCCTGGAAAAAATTCAAATACTAGAAGACCAGCTTAAGAGAACTCAAATAGCAGGTGGAGGCGAAGACGCATGGCTTGAAAGAATATGGATAGATAAAATTAATGATTTAATGCGCAAGGTCGCAAGGCTCAAGAAATAGAAAAGGGGGCATTGCCCCCTTAATTTAATCTTCAATAGCGTCTATAACTCTAGCAACTGCCTTCTGGCTAAACCCTCCAACATTCCATTCATCAATGTCATTGAGTTCTAAACCCTCCTCACCTAAATAGTTTTTACCATTCTTCCAATTATAAATGGTAGCAACTGTACCATCAGCAAATTTAAAAGCCCACTCAACATCTGTTTTATAGTTATCACATTGATCCATGTGAGGTGAGCCGAATGCTTTTAGTAGCTGTTCATATGTTGCTTTAACATATCCTTGGAGGTAAGTTCCTCCTGTCATTGTAGTCTTTTCCATATTCATTTTCCTTTTTTTAAATTATACTATTGACATATATCCCATAAAATTTTATACGTCAATAGAGTTTATGAGGTTGTACTTTTCAAAGCCGATAATTTTTTATCCATGCTCAAAACAACCTCACAACAAAGGAGTGAATTATGCCTAACTGGACTTATAATACTGTAGTGTTTGAGGGTAATGAAAAACAACTTGAAACACTAAAGACTATGTTGAAGTCAAATGAAAATGAATTTGATTTTAATAATATTATTCCAATGCCAAAGAATATTTTTCAAGGCAATCTCGGACAAGAAGAACGAGAAAAATATGGAAAGAATAATTGGTATGATTGGAGTATTGAAAATTGGGGGACGAAGTGGAATTCTGTCGATACTCAAATAGTAGATAACACAGATAAAATTTTATCTTACCAATTCAATACGGCTTGGGATTGTCCTCGTGAAATTGCTTTAGCACTACTTCGAATGAAGAAAACAATTCTTAAAGATGTAGAAATATCTTGGGATTGTGTTCACGAAGATGGAGCAGAAGAAGAAACAATAATTGAAAAGGGGGTGGATTATGAAATTGAAGAAACCACTAATTAAACACTATGGAGATGTAGGAGTTGACTCTGGTCAACTCCTTATCATTGACCCATGCTACTTAGAAAAATTCATGAAGCTTTATTCTTACGAAGATATTTGTAATCATAAAGGCAACATGAAATATGAATTAGGGCACGATGGGATTGCTTGTAAATTGGAAAGTTTTGGAGGCGATGGCTTTTTTGCAATTGATTCTGTAACTTTCCATAATGAGTATTCACCACCATACTCTAAGTTCGTGCTAAATTTGTACGAATAATCACTCCTAAAGGATCACCCTTTTGGGTGATCCTTGCCTGGTTTATTCAAGCTGCTGTTAAAACGATTAAGTTCTAGTGTGCACCCAGCAGCTTGATTAAGCCGCAAGGCTCAAGCAGTTATATGTCCGACTGGCCAAGCCGAATTATAGCTGTAAGGCACAAGGGTGGGACGAGCGAATTGATTCATTAACGACCCCCACCTAGGCACAAGACCCAAAGGTCGCAAGGCACAAGCAATTGCAAAAAAACAAATGTCTGGAAGATGCGATTTTTGGGTTGACATTGTATGAGATTTATCTTATATAATATTAAAGGAGTAAATATATGTTAGATACATTAATTAATAAATACTTGCCTGACTTCACTAAGAAGAAGATCAGCAAAGAAGAAGCTTCCGAACAGTTATACCAAGCACTTTGCAAACAGGCTCGAGCTGTCGGCCACGATCCAGCTTGGGAAGTTTCAAAACCTGCACCCTATCCAAGCGAGTACACGCATACTGACGAAGAAAGGGAGGGAAGAGAAAGTAAAGCGATCATGGTTACGTATGAAGCTGGGCCACATGATTGGGGAGTTGGTTATTCTTTAAGCTCTCACCCTAAATCATACGACATGATGAACAACCCCCAAGACTGGTACTTGGAAACTCATTGGGGGTTCGACGTTGTATTTACAGATAAATAAAGATCTTGGTCGCCAATTGGCGACCTGATTTAATTGAGTGGGCCAGGAGTTGCGGTCATTACGCGGATGACTAATATACACACTCCCCACTCACCTAAGTCACATGGTCGATGAGCCAGGTCTCAAGCTTTAAAAAGTCACAAGGTTCAGGGAACAAGGCACAGGGTTCAAGGCTCAAGCCTTCTTTTGCAAGTCGCAAGGCACAAGATCCAGAATAAATCGAGATGCCTCCTCGTCCGAGGGGGGTAGCCATGATAAATGAACAACCACCGTTCGTATTATGGCTCATATGCCATGATATTTGAGCAGGAGATAGGCCAATTGAATTACCCCTAGTCACCTTCAGCTCTATCCAAAACTGTCCTCGTTGCTCATCTGTGACCTTATAAACGGCAAGTATATCAGGCAATCCTAACGGAGTGACAGCTTCAATTCTAGTTAGGGTAACTTTTGTAAACTTATCTTTAATCCTTTTCCAAAATCTTGTCTCGGGTTTTGTTGTCATCTATTTCTTCAAAACTCCCTTCAATAGATAGTTTCTTGTCCATATCCTTTAATAATTTATCAACTTCTTCTCTATTCAATTGATCAATACTGCCGTGCATTATTTCTTTTCGATCGATATATAAACCTCCAACCTGACCTCTTGATTTCTCGGCCGTAACTGCTGCGTTCCAATTACCCTTTTCTTCTGCACCTCTACTCAATTGATCTAGTCTTTTCAAATGCTTATGAAGATTAATTTCATATTTCTTTTCTTCTTGATTTCGCAACTCTCGTATGTACTCAGCGCAACCAGGATGTCTGCGAAGCTCAGAAGCCTCTTGTTTAGCTCTTTTTTCTGAGTATCCAGCC